ACACCGAGATGGTACAAGAGACGGTGCAAGAATTAACCGAAGCTGCCATGACTTTCTGGCAATCCGCCGAGGCACCGACAGCGAACGACATGGACATTCTATTCACCGCCCTCGCTGAACACGACCACGGAGCAATCGAGGAGTTATTCGATCGCTTCAAGCTTATCACGCCATGGAAGGAGGACTAAATGACCAAACAAGGCGACAAATTCGGCGACGCGCTGTTGTCTATCATTGACACAGCGGAACAGAACGGCGTTTCCTACGCCGAGATAATTGAACAGCTCGAAAGCTACATCGAAATCGTCAAGGAATGGAAGCAAGAACGAGACGCAAAGGATCAACGATAATGAAGCTCATTGTTCCAGTAGAGATCGAAGTGGACGGCAACGACCACACGATCGAGCAACTAATGCAAGCCGTGGAGTTTTGTTTAAATGACGAAGCGTACCAGGACGCACGCAAATTCGCTGACGCAGAGGAACTGATGCCAGAGCTGGAAATCATCAGCTTGCGCGTTGTCTTCCCGGAACACACAGGGGCACCGAAATGAAAAAGTGGATTGCTTATCTGATGGACAACGACACCGTTGCTTATGGCTTGGGTGACGTCGGAACGGGCGGCACCAAAGAGCAAGCCATAGCGAACCTCCGTTCCATGTGGGAAGCCGGAATCGTGGACGATTCGGTGGATTTGGAACAGGCCTGGAACGAGTCGGTCGAGGATGGCGAGGCCATTCGCGGGTGGGGAACCGACAAGATGCGTCTATTCGCACAGGAGATCACAATATGAGCCGCATCAAACGACACGGTTTATTCACCTGCTGGCGCGCCGATGAAGTTGCCGAATGCCTCGATGGCGTTCCCGATTCGATCTATCGCTTCCTGTGGGAACGCATCGTTCCGCTGCAGGAGCCGATTCACACAAGCGACGGAGAGGCGCGATTTGAAGAACCTACCTTCGATTCGCCGTTGAGCAAGTTCTGGAATAAGCTCCCCGAAGAATACAAGCGACAGCTGAACCGACTAGCCGAACAGCACATGCGCAAATAGACCTTGACACCGTGCGCCCCCTGTGGTAAAATAGCCACAGGGGCGACACACAGGAGTCAAAATGAATCCGTTTGCATCAAAACTTACATTCGCTGCGCGTTGCGCAATCTTCGCTGGGCATTGGCATAAAGCGTATAACTATCCAGAACTAGCGCTCGCATTTGGCGTGAATGAAGAGACGATAGGCAAGATCTGTCGCGCGAATGGTAGGTCGCGTCATTACAAAGACGTATTCAGAGAGTCAAACAACCTGGGCGTCGAACGAATGTGGGACACTTATTCGGAGAAGATTGACATCGAGAAGCGCATCGAAAACGCACGGATGGAACGCGGCACACGCAATCCGCACATTCCTGAGTATTACGTAGACACCGGCCCAGGCACTTACTACCTCAAGAATTCAAAGGGCGTGTTGGTTGCTGCAAAAATTAAGCACGGCTCCGAAATCATGAAGCTCCACCCAAGCGAAGACTACAACGAAAACGATGGCTTCATGTATTGGTCACCTAAATGGAAGCGATGGGCACGCAACACAGACGAGCCGTGGGAAACGATCAACGATGTTCTGCGTTATTTTGCTGCGTTTCCGGATGATCTCGATGACTTGTAAACGGCGTTTACGAAATTCTCGGTAGAATCGAATCTTGACAGAGACCCCGCGCCGTGTTAAAATAGGCGTGTTCACAGGAGACGACAATGACACCCGAACAGGCTGCGCGCAAGATGCGCGCTAAAACCTTCGCCGAGGAGGCGAATACCAATGCATTCGGCTCTCCTCCAAAAGGTTATGAAAGGTTGTGGAAGATACCGCACGAGTTCCAACTAGCCCTTGCTGATATCATGGAGCAAAAAGGAGTAACGCCATACGCGGAAGACGAGATTTCGCTGATCGTATGGAACGTTATTCAATATGGCGCGGAATTCTTCGGCTCCACATTCAACGATTTCATGGAAGAGGTAAATTCATGGGCCGACGATCAAGATGGAGAGCCAAATGGCAAAGGGTGACACATATTCGGTGAGTCGATACAACGGGCAATTCGCTGTTACAAAGTATGACAAGCTCGGTGGCGAGGGAGACGTTTACTTCGTCACTCAAGACTTCAAGGGCGACATGTGCACCTGTTATGCGAGCAATAAGCAAGATTGCCGCCATCGACAAATGGTGCGCATCTTCCAGGACAAAAAGCGTGTCGATTCGGACTGGCGTTTCAACTACGATGAGAAAGTGGAGCCAAAGCGATGGCGGAGTATAAAATCATGAACACTAACGAATTCAGCGTCTACCAGTTCTTCAAGGGAGGCGGGCAGGAAAAGGTCCGCGAATTCGTCTCAGGAGAGGAGGCGGTAAAAGCGTTTCACCACTACACCAGCAATGTCGCAAGCCGCGTGGGCATCACCGAACGCGTCATAATCACGGACGGCGGCGATTGCATAAACATGGAATGGATCCATGGCAAGGGCATCACGTTCCCGCCCGAACTCGCCGTCGATCCGAAAGCCGAGGCCGACATGAAGAAAATCGTCGTCGAGTTCCACACCAAGGAGGACGGCGAGTAGAAAGAAGACTTGACAGGAACCTGCGGTCATGCTAGAATTCGCAGGTTCACACGGAGGCTCTAATGAAAACACTGCACCACACTTATGTCAAGAAGGCCGCCAGAATCGGCGTTCAGCTCACTCTGCAGGACAACCAAATTCGTGCGTTCTGGCCCGAGCGTAACCTAGAGATATTCGCTGCCGATGGCAAGGAAGCTATCGAATTGATGGAACAGGCGCAGAACACGGCTCGCCAAGACGACACAGCCGACCACGCGGCGGTAAGGCTTCAGAAGGAAGTGATGGCCAGATTCATTGAGGATCCGGTTCACACGATCGAGGGCGTTCCCACCAACGGCAAGCAAGCATACCACAAAGGCTACGTCGCAGGCGATTGTCCATTCGCTGAGGACGACCCAAGAGCCGAGCAATGGAACACCGAATGGGACGCTGCCGCCGATGAGCCGATTCCCTCGCCTGAGGAGGAAGAGAAAAAGCCAGCCAGCGTCGTTAAACCGAAGTACCGCGCAATCTACGCGGAACTCGGTCATCCAACCACCTGCGGCGATGAACTGGCAATGAAGATCGACAACCTCGTCAAGAACGCCAAAGGGACGAATATCGAGTACCTTGACGCCATCCTCGCGGCGAACCAAGTCGATATGACCAAATACAATCGAACCAGCCCTGGTTGGCAAGGGCGCTATCGAATGACCGGCAGGAATATGCTGGCCAAGCGAGTTCACGCGAATGGCGGCGTGCTCAAGCTGCCCGACACTACCGAATTGCGAATGAGCGCCGATTGGATGAGTTCACAGCGCTTCCAGAAGTAAGCAGGGATTGACAGCGTGCACGTCCCGTGTTAATGTGGGGCGTGCACGAGCATTGGAGAACCACCGTGAACATGACAGAGAAAGAATGGCAGCAATTCGCCGCTGCTAAGAAGCTCGATTCCGCAACGGGGCAGCGAATCACCGAGCAAGAATCCGAAATGTTGCCCGGAGACGCTTGGAGCGTTCATGAACGATTAGGCATGCACAAGCGCCCGCCCGATCCACCGAAGCACTGGCGATGGAGCGACGAATCGCTAACTTTAGCCACTGTATTCACCGGCATCGCCTACATCGCAATGTTGTGCACCGCAGCATACTTCATCGCAAAACTGTTTGGAGGCTAATGTGAAAACACGCAACTTGTATAGCGAGGCGGTGACAAAAGCCGCTGCTTGTATCATTGCCGTGTCTGATCCCGATAAAGGGATGGAAGCCCTCCAAGATTCATTAACCGAGTTCACGACGGATGTTAAGGCTAAGATAGCCACGACTCTGTTGGAAGCTTTGGCTGATATGAAGAGTCTGTCTACTAAAGAACTGCGCGAAATAGCTAACAGGAAGGACCACTGACATGGAACTAGACAAAGAGTACGTCACGCAACTGGAATTGTTGATTGATAAATTCGATCTCGAATCGGTTATATCCGCGCTGTCTTATATCTGCAGCGAAAAGTCCGTCCACATCTCTGAGAACTGGCAGGATGTGAAGCTCGCCAAGCAATGGATGCGACGCTCCATCGTTCTCGATTCGATCACTAGGTTGCTCGAAGATGGACGATTGGAGGTTTGAGATGGCTGGGTTCACCTACAAGTCATACAACTTCGTAGACAAAGACCCCATCATCGATGAGATTCGCACCGTTTATGAAGATTCGGGCGTGAACTATCAATGGATTCACGAACAATCAGGCGTCTCGAAATCGACGCTCGTTAATTGGTTTAGCGGAACTACCAAACGTCCGCAAGCAGCGTCGATCAACGCGGTTCTGCGGGCGCTTGGCTACAAGCTTGGTGTGGTCCCGCATTCAGAGCCGGTGCAAGTTCGGCCAGCGATGGAGCAGCCGAGTGTAAGGCACGTCGTGCAAATGGCAAGGTACAAGAGAGGCAAGAATGGCTAAGATAGAAATGAAAATTAGAATAACGTCTGAAGAGTTCATGAAGATGATAGCTCGTTATCTCCCGTTCGAGATTGTTTCAGCGGGGGAGTTGATAGAAACGCCGCCGCCTCCTGCCATTTTCGCTGAGAGGCTCAAGAAAGTTAAGTTTGATGGCGTCGCTAAATCACGCAAGATACAACCGACGAGAGGATTTGACCTCACCAAGGGCATGAACGCTGTCGTCATAGGAGTTCTAGCCGACGGCAAAACTCACACGACCGCCGAATTAATCGAAGCGCTGGCCAAAAATAACTATGCCAAGGCATCCATTAATTCGCTGGTCATGCGGCTCGAGAAATTTGGGTTCATTCAGCGGGTGAAAACCGGACATTGGAAGAGGATAGAGCATGCATTATCGAACCCCCAAGAAGCCAGTTGAGCCGAGGCATTTGCTGGCTGCTGAGATCATGCGGCAACAAATTAGGTTAAAGTTGGCTGACATAGAATTGATAGCTTACTTGATGACGTTCTTCACCGACGTCGATTTGAAGTTAATCTTGGAGGAGATGCGTTCTAGAACGTAAGAAGGTAGACTTGACAGGCGCACGCGGGTGTGCTAAGATGGTCCTACGCCGTGAGGCGTGCTCTGTGTCCTTGGAGCTTGAGGCGGGCAGGGGAGTCACAACCCGACGGGGTTCCCCGGTCCGCCTCTACAAGGGCGGCCCAAGGACACAAAAATGGAACCACCTGCCCTATTATCAGCCGACGAATGGTCCGCTGTCAATACTCAAAGGGCGATAACAACCTCAGTAAATCGCGAAATAGTCAAGGTGGGGGCTGTCTACCTCCGCTCGACAAGCAAGATTCCAGTCAATGACAACTGGTCGGCGAGTAAGTATCTCGACACCAACTTGCAGGATTGGATTGACAATGAGCTATTCAAGTGGAATAACGTCGGGTTCAACCTGCAGCAAGGCTGGGTTGACATCGACATTGACGGTGATGATTCGGACTACAACAAGTGCATCCATCAAGCCATGCAACACGTAGGCGTCGATTGCCGATTGGCATTTGGTAGACGGAGTGTCGGAGCGCCGTGTCACTTCCTTGTCCAACTCCCGGAAGAGGAAGCGCGCTCGTTCGAAGACTTCAAGCGATTTGAGCCGAAGCCAGTACGAATTAAGAATCAAAAGTTCTATACTGAAATTCGATCTGGGGACAATCAATCCGCAGATGCAAAGCAGACTGTTGTTCCTGGCTCTATCTATGTTGAGGGAAGTCGAGCTGATATTTCGGTATGGTGGAACGGACAAGGAAGCGTCGCTAAGTCTCTTAATGAGCTTACGCAGACAACTCCAAGAAGCGTTAATTTTGATTGGCTCGTTCGAGCAATCGCTTTCGGCACCATTCTCTACCTCATCAAGCCTCAATGGGTCGCCGGAACCCGACAGCAAACCGCCCTCCAATTCAACGGATGGCTCGCTCGCGTAGTCGATGAAAGCTACGCTATGAATAACAGCGAGCAGCTGTCTCAGGAAGTTCGCTGTCCGATTGACACCGATGATATCGCTGAATCGCTGCTTCAATTGATCTGCGATGCAACGGGAGACGAAGAAGCGTTTATGCGCAAACGCGTCTACAAGGATGCGCGCAGCAAGCTAAGCCGAAATCCGGACGCCAAGATTCCCGGCTGGCCAGCGATGCGAAAGCTCCTGGGGGAGGAGATAGTACAAGCTCTGCGGAACGTCTGTATTCCGGGCACCGATACCAACGTCCTGATGCAACTGGTCGAACAGTACGTCTACAACAAAGACGATGGGCGTTACATTGACCGAATCGGGTTTAAGACCGCAGTCGGCAAGTTTGAATTCGATGCCGAGGATCTTTATCGGTTCCACAAGCCCGACACAATCATGATAGCGGGCAAGCCCCGCGAGGCATTCAAGTCGTTCGAGATGAGCAAGATGCGGGTGACAGTTCACGAGGCCGACCTGTTTCCAATGATTGACCCAGGCGAGATATTCAGACTGTCGCGCTCTCAAGGTGTGGTTCCAGACGAGTTTGAGGGCAACGACGCTCACTTAGTGTTCAACACGTGGCGAGGATGGAACCATAAGCCGCCCGCCATTATTGACTTGCTCCTCATGAAGCAATGCGAGGAACGGCTCGATCGAGTTCTGGGCTGGCTCACATGCGACCGCAAGGAACAGGCCGAGTGGATAAAACAGTGGCTGGCTTGGACGATTCAACATCCCGGGGACAAGCAGCAGATCGCTTGGGTAGTTGTAGGGGGACAGGGTGTTGGAAAATCTTTTATGGGAAACGTATTTTGTAGCGCTCTATTTGGTAATCTATATGGAATGGTGAGCGGCAAATCCATCGGTGAACGGTTCAGCGTTTCTCCATTTATTGGCAAGATGCTTGTGTTCGCCGATGAAGTGCGGTTCAAGAGCCGGGATGCCGTCAACGAAATCAAGTTGCTGATTCGCAACACCAGAACTCACGGCGAATTAAAGGGGATTGATGCGCGGGATTATCACATTTATGCCCGCTTGATGTTTGCGTCGAACGATATGAACCCGCGAATTAGCGAGGAGAACGTAACGGATCGCGCACTCTTCGTCACCAAGGCTTACACCCCTGAATTTATGGGTCTTAGTCAGATCGCCTTCCGCGATTGGGCGATCACGCACAAGCCGTTTTTCGATAACTTCACAGCCTTCCTCAAGCGGCCCACTGTCGTTGAACACTACATGCAAATGTTCATGTCGATGGCGGTGAATCGACACTTGATCGAGGATATTCGCTATTCATCGTCGCGCGAACCCGATATCGTGCTACACAATTTGAGCCAGCCGCGTAAGATCGCCAGAATGATAATTGAGAACGGTTATCTATTCGAGGATTTAGACATATCGACGCCGTTCACCAAGACTGAATTCCTCACCCAAGTCGCTGAATTGTGCAAGAAAATTAACGACAACGCTCGCCCGTTGTACGTATTTGAAGAGTTCGACAAGCTCGGGATGCTGGAAGAGATATTCGCCGGTAAGGGCCGCAAGCTTCGGTTCAAGTGGCGCATCGGTGAATTGACGGCTAAATTCGGCGATGCAATCGGAGTATCGCTTGAGCCTAAGTTTGAATTCGGTCCCGGCGACTTTGGCCCGAATGAGCACGTCGGCGATAAGATTGTCGCTTGGAAAGGCGCACGGAGGCATAAGTTCTGAATGCTCGTACAAGGTAGAAGGGGGACTTGACAGCAACCTCGCGCTGTGGTAGGATGGGCGCGACGCTAATGTCAGTCAACAGGAGTGAGTGTAATGAGTGATGCAACGGATACCGGCAACGGCGAGGCCAAGGTCAAAAAGTCGATTGTCCCGGCGAAGTACGCCGGCAAATATAAGGACGGTGGCAGCGATGATCTCGCGAAGTTCATCAACGATATCTGCCGCGGCAAGGAAGGATTCGACTACGCCAAGTTCTTCACGCTCTGCCGCGAGAACGGGCTGCCCGAAGACAAGGTCGCGATGTACGAGGGTCAGGTCGAAGCCAAGCGTCTCGGCTCGCAAGGTCGGGCGCGGATGACCCTTCGCAACATGCTCGCTACCATCGTCCGCAAGGAGGGTCAGCTAAGGGATATTGACGGCGAAGCAGTAGACATCGAACTGCCGAAGGTTGCCCTGACCGGAGCCGCTGCAAAGGCCAAGCAGGAGACTGCGGGCGAATCGACGGCCGAGAGAAAGTTCTGAGACGACGAGAACTTTCTCGTGGGGGAGGGCGTAGAGTCCCTCCCCCATTTTCTTAGGAGGTTGATTTGGACTTTATGAAGAGATTAATGGCCTTAGTAGAAGAGGCTGAGGCCGAACAGATCGATCTTGAGGACATCATAAATGACCTTGAGACGATGCAGGAGACGCTTCAAGGACGTCTCGATGAGGAGAAGGACCCAGAGTAATGGCAACTACACCACAGAGACCCGTTTCCACTTCATCGCCCCCGGCGTTGAAAGCGGACCCGAGCGGCAATCTTGCTCCAGAGCACGAGCGCGATCCTCGCCGCCCCGGTGAAGGTCACCGAGTCGACAGGGAGGCGGCTCGAGAAGAGCGCCGCCACGCAATGGAAGACGCGCCTCCACAGCTGAATGAGCAGATGCAGCGGAGTCGTGAAATCGAAACGATGGGCGTCGAGGCATGGAAAGCCTCGCAGGATCAGCGTCCGATCGAAGAGCAGCCGGTATTGGTGAAGGACGCCTTGCCGATTGGCGACGTTCTCAATACGCCTCCCGATGTTGGGCGGCGAGTGCCGGGAATATCGCATCCAGTTACCGAAACTCCACAAAGAGCGCCGGTCCGTAATCCGGACGGTTCATTGCCGAGAGCGTAAGCGTACGTGCGTAATGGGGGCTTCGGCCCCCACTCTTCCCAAGGACGGAGAGCAATATGTCAATGGATGTAGTTACGTTTACTAACCGCACCGTTCAGGCGGTAAAGCATCACAAGTGGTACGCGAATCGCGCCACCGAATTGAGTGCAATCGCTGCGGCACTGAATCCGGACACAATCACGCACGACACCACTAAGAAGACCGCCATTTCTGGCTTGCGCCCCGGCCACAGGCTGAATTCGGCCTTCACCAACCACGTGTTAAGACACGTCAATGCAGGCAAGGCGGGCAATTTG